GCCTACTTATGGAACTATATGAGAATGAGATTAAGTACACTGCTGACTTGTATGATGAGATTGGTTTGACAGAAGATGTCAAAAAGTTCCTACACTACAACGCAAACAAGGCTCTAATGAATTTGGGATTTGATCCATTATTCCCTAAGGATGTTTGTGATGTGAATCCTGCAATTCTTAGTGCGTTGTCTCCAAACTCAGACGAGAACCACGACTTCTTCTCTGGATCTGGCTCAAGCTATGTTATTGCAAAGCACGAGGCAACTACAGACGATGACTGGGAGTTCTAGTAGTTAAAAGGATTAGGGGGCTTCGGCCCCCTTTTTCTTTGCTTAAATAATGGTATAATTAGACATGTCAGAATACCCCACTGACATCGGAGTGATACCATTAAAAGCAAAGTAGGCAGGTCTGTATTTGCCATAGTTTTAGCGTTTTTGCCAGCATTTTTTACTACAGATGTTGCTAACGCTAACTGCGTCAATCCTGGACAAGAATCTGCAATTGCAGCTGCTCAACAAGCCAATACCACAAGTCCTGTAGTTGTAGAGTTAAACACTTGTGGTGGAGATGATACATCTTATCAAATCCCACTATCTGTTCAAGTAACTTTTGACGGCCAGGTATTTAACAGAATCTTTGTTACTACAAACTCCGTAATTACCTTTGGTAGGCCAGACGGTACATATTGGGACTACCCAAGAACACCTTCGATATCTCTATACTCTATGGACTGGGTTGTGTACCCACAATGGAGAGGAGACGAAGGACTTGTTATTAGATCCTCAGATGGTGGATTCCAGGTAGACATATCTGCTAGACCTATCTGGCAACAGAACGCAGTACAGCCTACTAACATTGTAATTACTGCTGCAATCCTATCTGATGGAACTGTAGCAATGGCTTACAGTGTTGATGGCCCAACTTATGATGGTCAGACTAGAACTGGTGTAAGATTAAATGATGGATCAATTGTAGACTTTGAAACCTATGGGATTCAGCAAGTTACAGAATCTCCCTCGTTGTCTCCTATAGCGACCACAGAGTCTCCGTTTATTCCTGAGCCAACAACATCACCAACAGTGTCTCCAGAGCCCACAGAATCGCCTACAGCGTCTCCAGAGCCTACACAGTCCCCTACAGTGTCTCCAGAATCAAGTGAATCTTCAACGGTATCACCAGAGCCTACTCAGTCACCAGTAGTAGATCAAAATAGAATAGTTCTTATTGTTAACGAAGGTGATGTTTTAAGCTATGTAGCACCAGATGGATATATAATTGGCGACATTGAGTCTGCCTCTTACGGAGCAGATAATGGATGTCACGCAGTTGACTCTTTGATTATTGTAGAAGAGGCAGCTACAACAAATTCATTAACTATATCAGCTGATAATGGTGTATTCGGAGACCCCTGTGGTGGAACATATAAAAGACTTGTAGTCGTAGTTATAATTGAACCCGTAGGAGATCAAGAGCAGCCTTCTGAATCGCCAACGGTTAGCCCTTCATCTAGCCCAACTACAGAGTCTGAGACAACTGAATCTCCAGTGTCTGAGTCAAGCACTTCTAATCCAGCTTCAGAGTCTAGCACAGTTAGTGAATCTATTCCAATTGTTATTCCTACCCCAACACCTGAGCCTAGCCCACAACCCCAGCCAGAACCTCAGCCTATCGTAACTCCTCAACCAGAGCCTACCCCTAGCCCTGAGCCAACACCTGAACCTATTCCGACTCCTGAGCCCACTCCAGAACCAACGCCAGAGCCAACCCCGTTCCCAGAACCCACACCAGAACCGAAACCAGAGCCATCACCAAGCCCAACCCCAACTCCAACAGTAGAGCCAAAACCAACACCAAAACCAATCCCAATACCAGAGCCAACGAAAGAACCTTTGCCATTACCTACTCCTATTCCAGAGCCTAAGCCTGAACCTAAACCTGAGCCAATTATACCAGAGCCAGAAGTGGTTATCAATAAGGAAGCTGTTATAGAAAACATATCAAGCATCAATCCTGAAACAATTACAAAAGAACAAGCTGCACAACTAGTAGCAGTTGCTAATGAAATTTTTGCAACTAGTGAAGAGGGTAGTCCAGAATATCAGGCAGCCCTAGAAGCTCTGGCGATTGCAGCTGAAGCAGACGACATAGAACTATCAGAAGAATTAGCAGCTATACCACTAATTGGTGATGTAGCTGGTGCTGCATTGGAAGTGTTTAACAATGTAGGAAACATTGGTGCAGATATGTCACCTCAGGTTCGTGAAGAGGCTGAAAAGACAATCATTGCATCAGTAATCGCTGCTCAGGCAGCAATAGCAGCTGTGGCTACTAGCACATCAGTAGCAGCAGCATCAACTAGGAGGATATAAATGAAGAAATTCTTCAAAGACATGCTAGAACAAGCATGGACTCTCTTGGGTATGTTCGTAGCCTGGGTAGTGCTAGAGGGGGATGCCAAGACAATTGTAGGTTACTGCATTCTTGGTACCCTTGGCCTATGGGCTATTACATATCCATTACGAAACCCTAAAGAAAGTGAGGAATAAAATGGAAGAACAAGATCTAGGCGTTACAGGTGGCTGGGCTACCCTAAAGAACGTTCTATGGAGAATCCTAGCAGTATTTGCAGCATCAGGACTAAGTGTCTTGGGTGCAGGTGCTGTTGTTGGTATTGATCTATTGTCAGCTGTATTTATGGCTGGTATCCTTGGTGTTGCAACCGTTATTGAAAGACTGGCACGTGCCTTCTTGGATGATGGAAACCTAACCATGGCTGAAATCAACGATGCATTTTCCAAGGTAGACAAAAACTCCAAGTAATTGACAAAACCCTCTAGGTTATGTATACTTTATGTGTAGCTTAGAGGGTTTTTTAATGTTATAATATTATTGGAACGGAGCCCAATGGAATACGAAGACGTAGCTAAAAGTACAAGTGGTGACAACAGTGATGCAGATGAGTTTGGCATTTGGCTGAAGAACGGTATTGACCGTGGATGGATTACTGATCCATTCTGCTATACGCATGACGGAGATCCATACATGACAGCAGAAGAAGAAAAAGAATGGGAAGAGGGCGGAGATCCGTGTACTTTCGTAATCAAACTACGTAATCCATAACAGCTTATGAGATCTCAAGATAAAAGAATAAAGAAGCAGTTAGCTAAAAATTGGGTTCATCAGTATAAGGTAAACCATTCGGCTTGTGCTGATTGTGGAGTTAGCTATCCACCATATGTTCTTGATTTTGATCATTTAAAAGATAAATCATTTGGTATCTCTAGGGCCTTGCAATTAGGTCTAGAACTTGATAAAATAAAACAAGAAGTAAAAAAGTGTGAAATTGTTTGTGCTAATTGTCACAGGATTAGAACATATAATAGATCAATTAGCTAACGCCTCCTTAGCTCAGTGGTAGAGCAATCGCCTTGTAAGCGATAGGTCGTCAGTTCAATCCTGACAGGGGGCTCTGAACAAAGAAAAGAGGGAATATGTTCAATGCAAAGGTCGTTAAAGACTTTATCAGTAGGGATGAAGCAGCAAAGATTATTGAAGCTGCTACTGCTATTGATCCTTGGGATTCTTCTGGCACAAACAGTTATTGGGATAATAGAAACCTAAACGCTGTTAATATTTACAACATCCACAATCCAGAGCTTGGGAAGCTGCTGTACGACATCAGGATTCGTGTTGGAGAGTCTATCAAAAATCTGTATTCTTTAGACCAAGAAATTTACCCAGACTTGTTTCAGGTAGTCCGTTGGTATGATGGTCAAGAGATGGGGGTACATGCAGACGACATGACCAACGTTGATAGCGATGATCTTGATTGGTTTGAACATAGGCATTATGGTGCAGTCATATATCTAAACGATGATTATTCTGGTGGAAACACGTATTATCCAGAGCACGGAGTTGAAATTAAGCCTGAGGTTGGTACACTAGCAATTCATCCAGGAGATCCAGAACACGCTCATGGAGTTAGCAAGATTGTTGGAAATACCAGGTACACCCTAGCTTCTTTCTGGACTCTTGACAAAGAATACTTCGATGGCTGGACAATCTAATATTATAAATAGCCCTGGTAATGAAATACCAGATAATACTATCATAGTCGTACCTGAGCGTAATATAAAGCATGAAGATGCTATGCTGCATATAAAGCCATTGATAGGAAACATAAAGAGAGATTGGTTTAATTCACATTTCTACTATTGCCTACCTTTAAATATTGGAAACCAGTATGGGTTTGTAATTACTGCTGCCTCAGACTTTTCTGTAACTTGGGATGGTGGAGACAGTGTAGATGCAACTACTGTAGACGGAAAATTCTCTAGTGTCCAGACCATTTCTTCTCATTTTGGTTCTGGTATTGTTACGATACAAAACTCTTGGCACTTCAGGACACCACCAGGAGTAAACTTAATGACTATTGCTCCTCCTAACTTTGTCCAGCCAGGAATCATGCATATGACTGGGGTAGTTGAAACTGATAATTTGAGAAGAGACTTTACTTTTAATTTAAAGATAACGGAGAGGGATAGGCCAATACACTTTAAGGTTGGA